TCCATGATCCTTTGCATATTTATAAGTTCTTTTACCATTACATTTACAGGTTCTTTAGAAAATGCAACTTTTGGTGCTGTTACTATGACCTATCGGGATGGTTTAAATGCTCCCGTTACCGTCAACAATATTAACTCTCTACCTTCAACAGCAAGTATAACTAATATTTCGAGACCTAATGGAGTTGAACTTATACCTTTACAGTTCTCTATAACAGCTGAAGGAAACAACTACACCCTACAAACCCCTTTATATGTTATGCATGAACAAGTCATTTTTCCAGAACAAAGCGCACCCAAATCCTCCTCTAGAAAAGGAGACAAGGAAACAGACCATGGGTATTCAGTAAAAGGCTCAAGCCAGGGAAGTGACGATGTTTTTATTGATGGTAAAAAAGCCCACACTTCAGGACATACTTGGCCTGACCATAATAAAGGAGATAGTTGGCATAGGGGACGTTCTACCACTACAGGCTCAGGTTCAGTATATATAAATGGAGCACCTATGGCAAGAGTCTCCGACTCAATCAGCTCCGACTCAATCAGCTGCGGCTCTCAAATAGCCCAAGGCTCAGAAACAGTATTCTCAGGATAAAATGGAACAAAAGCAATTTTCAATATCATACGAACCTTCTGCATACGATGAAAAGGTTTGCATTTATGCAGTTAACCCTAATGCTAAGTACGCACAAGTTGAGCAAATTCAAATAGCTAACTCAACAACCTCATCCTTAGATATGGATGTTTATTGGGTTGATTACTCAGATGTAGTAGCAGAATCTATTGATTATTTTGGAGATGGTAAAATTAAACAGATTTATAATTCATATGGAGGAAGCGCTTTAAATTCAATTTTAATTAATGGGAATATACCTAAAGGAGCATCTTTATCAGTTTTAAATTCACATTTATACTTAGACCCTAGAGATTTTATATTTTTACGACCTGCATCTTCCGGGTCTGGAACTGCGTTTAAGCCTTTAGTAACAGTTACTGAATATTTTGAAGATGGGACAAATATAACAACTTCTGTGGATTTACTAGACACAAATAATAATCTAAACGCAAAAACTTATTAATTATGGCAAATTTCTCATTACCTCCTATAAAAGACGCAAGTCCAAATATACCTTCACTTTCTAAAGAAGAACTTTGCGCTCTTCCTTCCACTTCATTAGTGGCACTTTCTAATAATATGGCTGTAGTTAAATCTGAAGCTTCTGTAAAAGCTAATCAATTAAAAGCTAGAGCTAAGAAATTATCTGGAGAAGCATCTGTCGATATACCAGGAAAAGGAAGAAATACTATTGCAACTTCCCAATCTATTAACAAAGTAAAAGCATCTATGGAATCTACTATAGGACCTGTCGCAAGTACTACAGGTTTAATGAACGAATCCACATCTGTTGGCGCAGATATATTAAAAAATGCAAGCGAAGCAGGAACTACCGAACTTGACGCAGCCTCAGTAGCATCAAAATTAAGCTCATTTAGTACGGAGATATTTTAATGGCATTAAATGATTTAGATGTAACCGAAATTGCTTTAATAGAAACATCTTTAGCAAATTTACAAGTTATAGCTCAAACTGCCGAAGATAACATAGCTAATATTCAATCTGTTTTAGAAGATAGGGCTAATGGTATTTTAGCAGAACCTGAGCTAAATTTAGACGGGATATCACATCTAGCTTCAGACGACCCTTCTATACAAGCTATTGTAGATAATTATTCAAAGTTTGTTCAAGATAATATAGTAGCTCCTTTTGAAGAAAACAAAAGAAGATTTGAACAATTATCTGGAGAAACTCAACTTAACCTTCAAGGAGAAGAACCTCCTATATTTGATTTAACATATGGTCCTCCTGTATCTGTAAAGGGTCAATTTATACTTTCAGAAGACGGATTATATTATGATTCTATATCAGGAGGTATTCCTGAAGTATCTGGTATTGTAGCAGCAAGTTCTACTTGGAATTTAAAATATGCTCCAAATTTAGGAGGAAAGGGTGAGCTATACACACAGGAAAATCTTGATAACTTTGTAGAGACCGTATTTAATTTTGATTATACCCCAGATGAAAGTATTGCTGATACGTATTATAAAACTGATGATATTTTACAAACATTTGAAAAAAATAAAATTCTTCATACTACCTTAGTACATGACCAGATTAGTGAATTAACAGCGTCTGGGTATTCCGCAAACAGTGCCGCAGTGGTAAATTACTACGGAAATATTGGCGCAATTGCTGCGGTATACGACGAAAAGATTAAAAAGAGAAAAAAACAACTTCAATTAGTTTCTATATTTGCAACAGATAAGTATAGTTTTACGGAGCAAGGATTTGATAATCCCAAAGATTTAGGACTAGGAACTGGACTTTTAATAGAAAATAGAAGTCAGACAGATACTCCTGAATGGCATCCTATTGAGAGAATCCCATTAAATGATTTTTCATTTTTACGAGGTACTGGTGTTGAAGTTTCCTTAAGAAAACAAGAGGAGTTATTATTGTTTTCAGAAGATTTAGAAGATATTATATTACCTATAACTCCTGTATTCGTACAATCAAAGGCTCAACCTTTTTCCGTAATTGATAAGTTTTCCTTATCTCCTACAAACCCAGAAACTTTTCCTTTCTTTAATGGTACTAATAACGTATCTGGAGATTCAGGACTTGTTCAGTCGTTAGTAGAATCTATTGTATCTGATGGTATGGTGCTTGGTTATAACTTTATTAAACCTGATATAGTCGACGCTTCTTCTACTAAATTTAATTTAGATAATATATCTCCCGACTCCGGAGGATTTTTAAATGGTCAATTAGTCGCATCTTCTTTAGATAGCGTTTTTCCTTCTGGTTTAGGTATTCCTAAATTAACTGGAACAGGACCTAATCAATCTTATGTTAGATTACCTTCCAGTTATACACCAGACGGAACGGAACAATTATTAAAAACCGAAGAATTAGATAGTTTATTCTACCCAGCTAATAGAAAGTACAATAAAACCACTAAAAAGGGAGGAGGAGTTACTTTTGATTTTTGGGTTCATATGCCTAGTTTGACTATGACTGACCAACATCGATATAGGTTAGTAGCTGCCTGTGAAAATTCAGGAGGTCATGCACCTGAAGGAACTTCTTATACCGATACTAGAGCTTCTAGAACCAACTTACAAGGTGAGCATGATATTAGAAAAGTTCATGGAATGATTATTGGTTTTAGAGATAAAGGAGGTTCTACAACTCCAAGCGGTTTAGAATTTGGAGTATTCCCTACCGTTTCTCAAAACAATAATGCTGGAACATACGGTCATAGTGTAGCAATTGCCGAATCTCATGAGTACGATGAAAATCAAGTTTTTATAACTTCTGGCATTAATCAATTAGGAGTTTCAGTTGATACTACTACATCTTCTGTAGCAGGAGCATCTATTACAGACGCTAGTTCAGGTTTTGTACATATGGCAACCGTTTTTGATTTTTCAGAAAATACAGTAAAGATTTTCTGCGATGGGGAAATTTTAACAACTTCGTCAATTACAACTACTTTTGATTTATCCTCAGCAGATACCTTAAACATACCTTCTCCAGTTAAGGAGCAAGGCTCAATAGCCACTCACGATGTGTCAAGTTGGAGCAATACTACTAATAATGGACCTAAGATTGGAAAATTTGGAGGAGGAGACAGCTTTACTCCTTGGATATTAGGAGGAGGATTTACAGACGGAATAGAAAAAAATTCATCTATTGACGCTAACGATGAACCTGGATTCTTAGGATATAATAGAAATACTACCTACGGAGCCGACACTCAACATACTCCAGCATGGGCAACCTCTCATACAGTTAAACAATCTAGCGGTTTGAATGGATTTTTAGGCAGTTTTAAACTATATTCTAGAGCCCTATCTAATAGTGAGGTTAGAAAAAACTTTACTTTTCAAAAAGGATTTTATAAAAATATTCTACTATAATGAACATGGAAAACATCAATCTACTTACCACTTCTAGAACAACTAGATTAAATGGTATAGCATTTCCCGTAATAGAGGGTACTGGAGGATATTTTACAAAAACCGACGGTGCTGAAACTATTATGTCTGGTCTAAAACAACTAATCCTTACGAATAGAGGTGAAAGAGTAATGAGACCTGATTTTGGAACATCTTTAAGAAAATCGGTTTTTGAGCCTTTTACTACCTCCCTAAAAGTACAGTTAAGAGAGGAGATTAAAGCTACTATTAAAAAATACGAACCTAGAGTAGATATCCTAGATTTAACATTGTCCTGGGAATCTAGACCTCAATCAGCTGGACGAAATCATATCTTTATTTCATTAAATTTTAAAGTAAAGGGTGATATCACCGAACCCCAAATTTTAGATATTATCGTATAATGGCAGACATCACAGGAATTTTTAACACATCAGCATTTGACGGAACAATCACTTCCGATTTTTTGCAAGTAGGCAATTTAAGCCCTCAAACTAAAGCATCTCGAATAGATTATTCAGTCGCAGATTTTGAAGAGTATAGAACTGCTTTACTTAATTACCTACAAGCAATTTACCCTTTAGAATACAATAATTTTGTAGAATCTGATTTAGGTATTATGCTTGTTGAAATGTTTTCATATTTAGCAAGTGTACTTTCACTAAAAGCCGATATGTTAGCTAATGAAAGTTATCTTTCCTCTGTTCAATCTCCTGAAAATCTTAGAAAACTTCTTCAGCTGATAGGTATAGCTTTAAAAGGTCCTATTAGTGCAAAATCAAGTTGTACTGCTGCATTGGCTACTGCAGATACTTTGGTAGCGTCTTCAACAGCTACTATAGCGTTTGCTGATAGGTCTTTCTCAGTTCCCAATAACAAAGATACAGGTCTTTTAACTTATACAATATATGAAGTGGATGATACAGGAGCTATTGATTTGACAACTGAAAACCTAGTTCTAGGATATACAGATTCTTTAAATAATGGAGGCTCAACTTTTAGTAAATTAATACTACTTGAAGGTCAGTTAAAGAAAGTATCCGGAACATTCTCAGACACCAACTCAGTTCAAACAATTACCCTAACCGATACCTCTATAGTAGAGGGAAGTTTATACGTTAAAACCGGAGGAGAAACCTATAATGAAGTTCAAAATTTATTTTTAGCAGACGCCACTGACAAAGTATTTAGCAAAACTTATACGGATGAATATGCAGCCATATTAGCTTTTGGGGATGATACTAGAGGAAAATCTCCATCCCCTGGAGATACTTATGATGTTTATTATAGAGTTGGAGGTGGTTCTAGAGGAAATATAGCTCCAGGAGTGATTAGCATTTCAATCCCAGCAACTCATACAGATAATGGAGCCATAACAGTAACTGCTACTAACCCGACTAAAGCAACTGGAGGTTTAAATGCAGAAACTGTAGAACATGCTAAAAAGTGGTCTCCTTACTTTTTCAAAACACAATATAGAGCTGTTACTGGAGAAGATTATACTGCATTTGCGAATCAATTCGTAAGTACTGTAGGACAGTCTGGAAAATCATCCGCAGTGTTAAGAAATTCTGGAGCAGGGTCTAATATGATTGATATTTATACAGTAGCATTTGCTGATGAAGTAGATGGAGTTCAAGCACAGCTTGAAAGGTCTTCTTTAGCTTATAAAAACGAATTACTTACTTATTTAAATAAATATAAAATGTTAACCGATGAAGTTACAATTGTAGATGGTCTTATAAGAACACTAGATTTAAAAACAACTATTTTCATAGACACAACTTTTAAACCTTTTGAAGAAGATATTAAACGAGCAGCCTCAGCTAAAATGTTATCATTTTTTGACCTCTCTAAAAGAGAATTCGGAGAGCGTGTAAGAGTTGATGAGTTGAATAGAGAATTATTTACAATTCCGGAAATTAGATTTTCAAAATTAGATAACCTTACACAAGATATTAAATTAAACTTTAATGAAATTCTTCAGTTAAATAACTTAGAAATTAATGTAGAATACGTATAATAAAAAAATGGTTAAAAAATCAGGGCTAGGAAGTACAGGTAAAACTGCTAAAAAATATCATCAACATAATTATATTGATGTTATTAAAAGCATAACTCCTGATTTATATCACGATACTGACCATTCTATTTATGGGTTAGAGAATGATATATCGTATTCAGTACTTGGTAAAATTTTAAAAGCAGTAAATGATATTTCTACTCTTGTAGATGTCTCTTCAACTGCTGCATCAGCTTTACAGTCTAGATTTATTCTTAGAAACAATCTTACAAATATAAAACCTTATTTATTTGAAAATAAAATTTTAAAACCTTTAGGTGTAAGCTTTAAAGATTTTACAAGTAAAGAAGGCTTTAATTCATATTTATCTTCTGTAGTTCTTCCACATATTCACACTAATAATCCAACCGCAACATTTATAAATGGGGTAACTACGCATGTTGATTCTACTATAACCACCGCATCAGGAGTTCATAATTATCTTTTAGAAAATTTATCTTGGATGTATATATTGAATACTAATGGACCTGCTGGTGGATTTGACCCATCTTCTAGAGTATCTTTAGTTCTTTCTGAACTTTATGAAAATAAATCTATACATGAAAAAGAATCAATACAATACTTATTTGAATATCTTTGGAGAAACAGAGAAGTATCATCATTTTATAGCGGATATGTTCCTACAGAGTTTAACCATACCAACTCATCAGTATCTGGAAATGTATACGCATCCGGAACTCAATTACTTGATGGGTTAAAAACTTTAATTGGAGTTTGGTATAATGATAATGACGAATCTTCAGATACGTTAGATACTTATTTAGATTTATATCTTACTAATGGAACTTTTTCACCAAAGCAAGTTGAAGGTGGAGCATTTACTAAATTTTTACAAGCGGTAAGTTATGGGTTTTATGATATTAACACAACTATACAAGATTTAGAGGATTTAGTAGATATAGAACGATGTCCTCCTCAATTTCTTCAATACTTAGCTTCTTTAATTGGATGGCAATTACTTACTGGGGACTTTGACAGGTGGAGAGCTCAGCTTAGAAAAGCGGTTTATTTATATAAAAGTAAGGGAACTAAAAGATGTCTTGAGGATGCTGTAAATTTAATATTTCCAGGAGCCAATCTAACTATAGCTGAAGATTTAGAAGAAACTTGGGAATGTTATCTCCCTCGTATGATTTATTATTTAATTGCTACAGAGTCTCCTGTTTTAAATGATGGGAATTTTAATTCCACTACTCTTCATCCTGAACTTGGAATTAAACAAGACCAGCACTTTGTAGACAATCTAGAGTTAAACTATCGAGCCGCTACAGATTATGTAATTAGAACTATACATGAGAATTCTCCTGTATCTTTTTATGCTCCAAGCGGTGGAGCTATTTATACAAATAACAAAAAATTTGATTTAGCAACTTGGGACCCTACAAATCCTAACTTTACAGGATTTTATCATAGAGGAAAAGCAAATGTAGAAGTACCTCCGTGGGAGAACGATAGATTCTATGATAATACTTATATTACCGAGGAGCAAATATTAATTTTAAACGACATTCTTACTGCAGATAGAAGCGCTAGAACCACTAATGCTCCTGGAGGAGGTTTTGAAATTCCAGTTAGTTACGTAGGTTCTTTGTCATCCATTCTTATGAAAGAAGGGTTTGATAATACTTTATACGATTTAAGTTGGAATAAAAAATGGAAATTCTACACAAGTAGTATGGAAGTAGCTCCTAATCTAAGTTCAGTTATAGAGGCAGGACAATCGTCCAAACTTAATTTATTAGATTATTGGAATTCTAAAAGTTCTTTCGCATTTACTTCAGTTAGTTTAGGAAGTATTTCACATTCTATTGAAGGTGTTTCTTTAGATGCGGACACAATTCTCAAAAATATTCAAAGTATTTTTAGAACGTTTGCTCCTTTTCACGTAGTTATTAAATTATTTGCAAAAGAAGAATATACAGAAGAATATAAAGTAAGTGATGTAATTGATACTTTATGTTTAAGAATAGGTTTACCTATGTATGATTCATCGGCAACTGGAGATACAGACCAAGTTATTTTAAATAATTTAGTTCTCAATAATGTCACCGTAGATTCTGACGGAACTATAACATCCTATCCAGCAACTCCTAGAACTTCCGGACGAAGAAGGAATTTAAGATATAGTCTAAATAACTCCGAATTTAGAAGAAACGGAAGGTCTATGCCTGTAGCATATTCATTCCTTTCTACCTCAGCAGCCGAAGGAGCTGATACATCTAGCTATCAAGTTCATACTACTGAGTTCATTCCTTTAGGGTATAATTTTTCAGCAGGAAGATATTTTTCAACGACAGGAACCGCTAGTGGAATTTATGACGCTTCTAATGATTTAGCTATGTCAAGTCTTCCTATTTTATATAACTCTGTTGACGGTACAGAGCCTGGTACAGAATCTTATCTAGAGTATGGAAGGGCTAATTTTACACATTCAACTTATTCCTACAGTGGAATAGCTGTCTCTTCAACATTTCCTTGTAGAGGTATTCTGAGAGACCCTTGCTGGTCTGCCGAGGACAGAGGAAGTATATCTAACATAAATGCATTAATTATTAGTAAATTAATAGCACAAGGAAAGACTGATGATTTTAGTACTTCCACTTTAGAAAATTTTGAATTTGGTTCCGTTATTCATAAAGATTTTAGAGATTCAAATGGATTATATGCTAGCTCTACAATGATACGAGATAATCCTAGAGATGAAATCCCTTACTCAGAAAAAGAAATAAAAATAATTTATTCCCACTTTAACAGTCTGGTGCAAGGAAAGCAATCTAGAGTACATACGAGAACATCTCCAATTTACTATGCTAATGGAGGTACTAGAGCTTATTATATAGAAAATATGGGAGGTAGCACATCTGCCTCAGGT